GAGCTCCGTGGAATGAACGCGGAGTTTTATATGGACATGATAGACGACTATGTTTATTACTGGACTCTCAAAAAGAAATTGATTTCAGATATAAAAAATAATGGGATCAGGTATTCGATGTTGAACGGAAACGGCATAGAAGTCGAAAAACCAAATGAAAGCGTTGTTAATCTGCAAAAAACCACCGCAACCATGTTGAAGATTCTGGCAGATTTAAAGCTAAAGGATCCGGTGCCAGAGCCGGAGAACCCGACAGATGGTTATTTGTAAGGAAATTGAGGAGTATCTGAAATATGCCGAAGAACATCCGAACTGGATAAACAAAAAAAGAAAGCTTTTGATTGAAAACATCGTAAAGCCGTTGCTGAAACGGGACGATGTTTTTTTTGATGAAGAAACTTTTCATAATTGCATCAAATATTGTGAAGCAAATTATTATTCACTGTTTCCGTTCCAGAAATTTATCTATGCATTTGCATTTTTCTACAAGAACGATATACCGGTTTTCCCGAAGTTCTTCATTAAGGAAGGACGAGGAAACGGAAAAGACGGTTTCATCGTTCCACTGGTCAACTTTTTTCAGACTCCGTTATATGGAGTGAAAAATTACCATGTAGAAATTGTGGCAAATGCAGAGGCACAGGCGAAAGATACATTCAAGGTAGCCTATGACATGCTTGATAAGAACCCGAAATTCAAAGGAAAGTTTTCAACAACTAAGGAACTGATTCGGAATCTGGTTACTGGATCCGAAATGAGATACAATGCATCCAATGCAAGGACAAAGGATGGAAAAAGAACTGGATGTCTGGTCTTGAATGAGATTCACGCATATGAAAATTATGATCAGATCAATGTGTTTGAATCTTCTTTCGGGAAAGTGAAGCATTCAAGAGAGTTTATTATCACGACAGACGGATATGAAAGAGATGGCCCTCTGGATGAAATTACAGCCATGTGTGCGGAAATTCTTACCACGGGAGTAAATCCACTGGGATATTATCCGTACATCTGTGAAATAGACAGCATAGACGAAGTGGATATACCGGATGCCTGGCACAAGGCGAATCCTTCCTTGGAATATATGCCGATTCTGGAAAATCAGATCATGGCAGACTATCTGGAGATGAAAAAAATTTCTTCGAAACGACCGGAGTTTATTACAAAACGAATGAACAAACCGGCAAGAAAGGAAGAAGAAACGGTTACGACCTGGCAGAATGTTCTGCGGGCCTGCTACGAAGGAACAACGATGGAAGAGCTGGAACGAAAGATACCGAGGAAGACTCCGGAGGTATACAGATCACCGGCTGTGATCGGAATTGATTATGCAGATGTCCGTGATTTTGCATCCGCCGGGGTTCTGACAAAAACAGAAGATGGAGAATTTGTATGGCGGCAGCACACATGGATCTGTGCGGACTCGCCTTTTTTAGATTCTATCAAGTTCCCACTAAAGAATGCGGGACAGCCGGAATTTGATGATTTCGAAGTTGTGCCTGGTCCTGTGATCGATGTGAATATGATTGTGGACTGGTGCATGGAACAATTTGGAGGCTATGAGGTGAAAAAAATTGTCATGGATACCTATCGGTATACATTGTTCAAGATGGCATTTGAAGAAAAAGGACTGACGATCGAAGATCGGAAGAACCCGAACGGCATTGTGCGGTTAATCCGGAAGATTGCATCAGCAACCGGAATTATTGCTCCGTTTATCCAGGCTGCGTTCAGCCAGGGGCAGATCAACTTCGGGCCATCGGCCATCATGAGATGGTACACGAACAATACCAGTGTCACAGAAGATAAATTCGGCAACAAGACGTTTGGAAAAATCGAGCCAAAACTCAGAAAGAACGATGGATTCATGGCATTTGATGTGGCAATGTTCTGCAAAGATGAACTGGAATCACAGATTATTTATATATAAGGCGGGAGGATGAAAATGTTTGAATTTCTGTTTCAGGATAGAAATAAGGAGCTAAGATCTACGGCAGAAATGATAGCTGTGGAACTGGAAAAATTAAACTTGTCTAAGCTTGCAATTGAAAAAGCGGAAGGAATGATAGCAAAAGCGATTGCAAAGTCGGACATCTTGCTCCAGACAAAGAGCGACCAGAAAAGGAAATTGGAATATCGACTGAACATTCAGCCGAATGATAATGAAAACGGCACCTATTTCTGGACAAAAGTTGTAAAAACGCTGCTGAGAGAAGAAGAAGCGGTCATCATCCGGATGGGCAAAAAGTATTATCGGGTATCGACATGGAGCACGAACGACACGGTGCTTTCCGGTAGAATCTATCGGGATATCATGATTGAGAATGCCGGAAAAACTTATAAATTAAATAAGACTTTCTTGGCCTCAGAAGTCATTCATCTCCGGTATGAAAATGCAAGAGTTCGTCTGCTTTTGAATACAGTGGTGGAACAGTATGATAAGACCCTGAATTCTATCAATGCAATGATGCGAATGGCAAATTTGCCAAAATTCAAGCTGAAAATAGATGCACCGGGAGCGTACCTGGTGGAAGCTGGTGAAAACGGAAAAGAAGGAAAGAAATATACAAGAGAGCAGTATGCGGAAAAAATCAAAAAACTACTGGAGACGGAAGAACTGACGGTACTTGCGGAATCTCAGGGCGTGCTATTGGAGAGTATGGATATTAAGACCAGCGTAAAGGCGGAGGAGCTGAGCAAGGTCGCAAATGAGATTAATAACACGGTGGCAGCAGCCTATGATATTCCGGAAGCAGTCTTTCAGGGAAATATTACAGAAAAGAGTGATGCGACAAATGAATTTATCACCTATGCCGTTGGGCCAATCGCGGAAGTGATAAATGACGAGCTCACAGCGAAGCTGGTAGGTGCTGATGATTATGCAAATAAAAAAGAAAAGGTTCTGGTATGGCTTGCACGGTTCAAGCACGTGGATGTAGTAGACAATGCAAGCAATCTGGACAAGCTGAGGTCAGATGGATGGAGCTTTGACGAAATTCGCGAGATGGTTGGATATCCGATTTTGGATACAGATTTCAGCAATGCCAGAGCATTGACCAAAAACTATTCCACAGGAGAGGAGGGAGAAGGAGTTGAATAAAGCACATATCCGTTCGGAATAAGAAAGCAGGTGATCCAATATCTCGGAGCTGTCCGTTAAACAGTGAAAAAAGAAGAAAGGAGAAAGAACATGCCAAAGTATTATTCGCTCGAAGCGAAAGAAAACGGACCGGCAGAACTGTACATCTTCGGGGATATTACTTCATGGCCGTGGCTTGAGGGTGATGTGTCAGCAATCAGTATCGTAAAAGAACTGCAAAGTCTGGAAGCGGATGCAATTAATGTGCACATCAACAGCTACGGGGGAGAAGTTGCGGAGGGGTTGGCCATCTACAACACTCTGAAAAACAGTGAAATGAAGGTGACCACAATCTGCGATGGGTTCGCTTGCTCAGCTGCTTCCGTCATTTTTATGGCCGGAGAAGAAAGAGTAATCAATGAATCCTCTCTGTTGATGATTCATAATGCCTGGACATATGCTATGGGAAATGCAGAGGAACTGAGAAAACAAGCAGAAGATCTGGAAAAGATCACACAGGCGTCAGTGAATGCTTATGTGAACCGGGCAAAAATTTCTGAAGAAGAGATTAAGAAACTGATGGATGAAGAGACCTGGATCACAGCGGAAGAAGCTGTGGAGTATGGACTTGCTACACGGACCGAAAAGGAAGAGGATCCAGGAGTGAGTCAGTCAGCGTTCCAGAGTATTCGAAAGAGGGTTTTAGCAACTCCGGCAGAGCAGCAGATGACGGAGAAATCTGTGGAACGGGTTGCAGATCTGCTAGTACAGAAGTTGATTCCGCTTTTTAAAGAAGACACAAAGAAAAAAAGTCGCAAAGAAGATAGCACCGGATGGGGTGCTTTTTTTAATGGAGGAGAATAGAAAATGAGAATTGAAGATTTAAGCCAGGAAGTGAGAGACAAAGTTGTGGAAATGCTGAACAATGCTGCACCGGAAGAAAAGGCAACAGCAATCATGCAGTCGATCGACATGATCGTGGAAGAAATGCACGCTGACCTGATTAATCAGGTGGTAGCAGAATCAGAGCGGGCAAATCATGATGCAGAGTACAAAAAGCAGCTTGGACTGCGGAATCTGTCCCAGAAGGAAAAAGAGTTCTATGAAGGTTTCAAGGATATTCGCCAGTCCATTACTGCAAACCAGATTGATATCATCCCGACGGAGATTATTGACCGGACACTGGACGATGTGAAAAAAGCATCTCCGATTCTGAGCTTGGTGAATATGGCACCTGCAAATGTGAAGAAGTGGGTGGTAGCATCTCACTCCGGTACAGCAGTATGGGGAGCTTTGACAGATGCCGTAAAAGGAGAACTTTCAGCCACAATCTCAGCACTGAATATTGATTTACATATGCTGACCGCTTATCTGGTCATTCCGAAAGCAATCCGAGAGCTGTCCCTGGAGTTTGTAGATCGCTATTTCACAGCGATTCTGGCAGAAGCAATGCAGGACGGACTTGTACAGGGATATCTGGATGGGGATGGCAAGACCGGACCGATCGGAATTTTCCGACAGATTGGAACTACAAATGAAGACGGAACCAATAAAGCAAAAACGGTTCTGACGAATATCACAAAGTTTAGCCCGAAGGGACTTGCTAATGTGAGAAAAACTCTGACAAATGATGGAAAGCGTGTGGTTGATAAGCTGTATCTGATCTGCAACCCATCTGATGAAGCAGAGTATGTGGATCCGTGTATGTTCGGAGAAGCGTTGACAGGGGGATATGTTAATAAGTCCTTTATTGACATTGAAAAAGTGGTAGATGCAAATTGCCCGAAAGGAAAAGCTGCTTTTACAATCGCAGGCTATTACACAATGGGAACAACCGGTGTGAGAGTCAACGAATATGATCAGACAAAGGCAATGGAGAATGCGGATCTGATTGTAACAAGCTGCTATGCAAATGGTCGAGCTGTTGATGACAATGTAGCTGTTGTGTTTAATGTGACAAAACTGGAAGAGTATGTGCTGCCGGTTACACAGGTAACAATTCCGCAGCAGTAGAATCAGGAGGCGGGACATGAGCGAGAAAGAACTGACAACTCTTGTAGGAGAAATGCGGGAAGAATTTCAGATCCCGCCTTATTATCCGGATGCACAATTGGAGAATCTGGCAAAAGAAGGAGAAATCACAGTTGGGAAATTAAATCCTGGCTGTGATATTTCTGGAGATCTTACGTATCGAATGCTGCTGAAAAACTATATGTATTATGCATTTCACCATCGGGTGAACGAATTCCTGGACAATTATTCCAGCGTGATTCTGATGTGGCAGATGGAAAGAGAGGTACCGGAAAATGAAAGCAATGCCTGAATATACGGATGGAGTTTTTAAACTTTATCAGATAGAGGAAGACAATAGCGGAGATTTTCCGGTAGAAAACTTGAGAGGCACTGGCATGAAAATCTGGTACCGGGAACTTTCTGTCTATGACACCACCAGAGCAAAGCTGTCAGCGGACAGCGTAGAAGTAACCATGAAAATAAGCATTCCGAGATACAAGGGTATAAATAGCAAGAGCGTGTGCGTAATTGATGGAGTCCAGCACGAAGTCTACAATGCAGCACATGTAATCAGCAAAGACGGATTCCCCGAAACGGAATTGACATTAAAAACGGCAGTGACAGATCGAGAGGTTTTGAAAAATGACGAAACAGGAACTGAGTGACATCTTGAAATCTGTAGGATGTCCAGTAAATGAGGGTGTCTCAAGTCTGAAAAACGAAAAGACATTCCCCCGGATTGATTACTGGGAAATTGTCTGGGAAGATGATATGGCTTCCGGCCTGGAATACGAAACAATTACAACCTGGCAGATCAGCTTTTATGCAAAGAAGCCAAGAGAGCAGGCTCTTATAGATCTTAGGAATATACTTCGAAATCACGGATATCATCCTTTAATTTCTCATGAATTTAATGTGGATGACAGAATCTGGCATTCTTATTTCACGCTTGAAACTGTCGGAGAAAGCTTATGAGCAGATCTTATGATGGCGGAGAAATAACATTTGATGATTCCGGTATGCAGGAATTCGAAGAGCTGATGAAGCAATATGCGGAGAATGTGAGCGAAGACAATGCACTGGATGCAGTGGAAGCCGGAGCAAAAGAATTCCTGAATGATCTGAGAAAGCTGCCAAAACCAAGGAGCCAGATCAATAGTCCGGGCTACACCCATTTGATTAATACCTTTGCAATGGAGCGATCCGATAAAGAGATAAAAGTCGGATGGGGAAAGTATTACGGCCCAATGGTAGAACACGGAACAAAAAAGATGGCAAGCAGGGCGCACCTGAAGCCGTTGTTCCAGCAGAATAAAGAAAGATATTACAGGAAAATGATAGAAAGAATATTTGATTAGGAGGGAAAAGAGATGGCGATTAAAACGAGAAAACCACCCATGAAAGAAACGGTCGGTGCACAGTATATCTGTTTTGCACAGGACAGTGAAGATGGCAGCTTCTCCGGAAATTATGAAACTGACGTGGAAAAAACGGAAGTCGTTAAAAGCGTAAAGGTTACGGAAAACACAGAAACAAGTGACACATACGCATCGGGAAAAGTGTACGATTCCGATTCAGAGACATCATCTCATGAAGTGGAAGTGGAAGTGGTAGCATTCCCGGATGATACTCTTGCGAAGATGAGAGGGGACAGCGTGGATACTGCAGGTCTGGTATTATCCGGCGGCAACCGGATCCGGCCATATTTTGCATACGGTAAAGTTGTAAAACTGAGAAAAGGTGGATTCCGGTATGATTGGTATCCGAAATGCAGGCTGACAGAAAACTCTGACGACATTGCCACATCGGAAGAGAAAGCCAGTGATCAGACCGACACGATTAAAATTAAAGCTTATCCATTTAATAATGACGGAGACATTGTGGCACGTGTAGGAAGTGGATCAGCGCCGGAAGGACTGACAGAAGAAAAGTTCTTCAGTAAGCCGATCCTGACAAAAGAAGATCTGGCAGCAGTGGCCGGAGCAGAATAAGAAAAGGGTGAGCAGGAATGCATGAAAAGCTTATCACACTCACAGACGGAACAAAGTTAGAGGTCAAGGTCAATTTTATGACCTTGTACCTTGTGCAAAAAACCGGTCTGGAAAAAATGTTGAATAAAAAGAAAAAGCTCTCCGACGCTGAGAACATGGAAGCTGCGGCAAAACTGATCTACATTATTCTCAGATCGAACGGAATGAAAGTGGATGAAGAGGAAGCGATGATATTGACGCCGATGGATCCAGATGAAATCAAAGAACTCTTTGAAGAATTTGGACAGAGGGTAGAAAAATATAAAAAAAAAGAACAGGCGAAAACTTCGACACATCCGACGAAGAAGAGGAAAAAGAAGAGGCATTAGATGTTGATTGGGCAGAATATATGGTCATGGCAAGAAAGATGGGAATGAGTGAAGATGAATTCATGAACTCAGACCCCATCTTTTTTAATGAGTGTTTGGAAATCTTTATGGAATTAGAACAGAAGGGAGGTGCGGGATTTGGCAGGGAGTGATTTAAAAACTGTGGGGCTGTCATTTAAGGCAGATGGCGCTGTTGATTTTAGAAAATCGCTGACAGATGTAAATAATGCTGTCAATGAAAACCGTTCTGCATTTAAACTGGCAAAATCAGAATGGGATAAAAGCACTTCTTCAGCGGAAAAATTACGAGCTACACAGGAATATTTACAAAGTCAGACAGAAACTTACAGTGCAAAAGTGGAAAGACTGACAGAAATATTAAAGGCACAGGAAAGCGCTGAAAACAGAGATGAAGCTGCAATTTCGAAGACAAGACAGCAGTTAGATAATGCGAAAGCATCTTTAAATAATTATCAGAAAGGTCTGGATGATGTTAATAAAAAGTTGCAAAGCGGAGCTGCTACATTGGAAGATTACTCCAAGAAAGTCGGAAATTTTAGTGATGCGACAGGAAAGATTGGAAGTAGTCTGAATAAAAATGTAACCGCACCGGTGGCGGCGACTGCAACGGGAGTTATGGCGGCGTGGGCGAAAGTTGATGAAGGGATGGATATCATCGTTGAAAAAACAGGAGCCACAGGAGATGCATTGGCGGAAATGCAAGACAGTGCAAGAAACATAGCCAAAAGTATTCCGACAGATTTTGCAACGGCAGGTTCTGCGGTCGGAGAGGTCAATACAAGATTCCATCTTACAGGACAAGAGCTGGAAGATCTATCAACGAAGTTTGTTCAGTTTTCTGCTCTGAATAACACGGATGTATCCTCCTCCATTGATAGTGTCCAGAAGGTTTTGGAGGCATTTGGATTATCGGCAGAAGATGCCGGAGCGATGCTTGATACCATGAATAAGGTGGGACAGGATACCGGGATTTCTATGGACACACTTTCGTCCTCAATGGTGACAAACGCAGCATCGCTGAAGGAACTTGGAATGTCAGCAGCGGATGCGGCTGTATTCCTTGGGCAGTGTGAGACTTCCGGAGTTGACACTTCGGCTGTTATGATGGGCTTAAAGAAGGCACTGGTAAATGCATCCGGTGAAGGAAAAACGATGAAAGAAGCACTATCAGATTTGCAAAACACGATGGTGAATTCCAAATCTTCAGCAGATGCATACAATGCGGCAGTAGATCTTTTTGGAGCAAAAGCGGGACCGGCATTGGCCCAGTTCTGTCAGGATGGAAAGCTAAATTTCGAAGATCTTGGAAAATCGCTGAATGATAATCTTGGAAATGTGTCAGATACGTTTGAGGCGACTTTAGATCCGGCAGATCAGTTTAAAATAACACTGAATGAACTTCAAGATGCAGGGTACGATGTAGGAAATACATTGGGGCCTGTATTGGCAGAAGCCCTGGGAGTGATAACACCAATCCTGCATGATTTGGTTGATATGTGGAATTCTCTTTCGCCTGGCACACAGGAAATGATAGTAAAGGTTGCACTTCTGGCGGCGGCATTGGGTCCAATGTTTACGATGATTAGTAAAGTTTCCGGTGGCATATCTCAAATTCTTCAGATATCATCTGAACTGGCACCTGTAATGGCGAAAATTCCAGGCGTAATTTCTACAATTGGAACCGGTGCGAAAGCCTTATGGGCAATTCTAGCGGCAAATCCGATCATCTTAATCATTGCAGGAGTTACGGCATTGATTGCAATTTTTGTGACGCTGTACAACAAATGCGAATGGTTCCGGGATGGCGTGAACACTGTGTTTGGTGGAATCAAAAGTTTCATCAAAGGAGTGGCGGATTCAATCAAAGGATTCCTTGATTTCGAGTGGAAGCTGCCAAAGATTAAGCTGCCACACTTTAAAATAAAGGGTGGATTTAGTTTGACGCCACCAAAGACGCCGAAGTTTTCGGTTGATTGGTATGCAAATGGTGGTATCTTGAATAGTCCTACCATTTTCGGAATGAATGGGGACAAATTCATGGGTGGCGGCGAAAAGGGAAAAGAGGCAGTATTGCCGATTGATAACCTGCGCCGATACATCCGGGAAGAGAATCAGGCAAATAATGCAATGATTGCAGAGATGATCAGAGCGGCATTGTCAGAGATGAATATCGTTGCGGAAAATAATATTTATCTTGGCGACCAGAAGCTAGTCAGTGTATTAACGGATCTGATCCTTCAGAAAATGTCGAAAAAGATTCGGTTTGAGAAAGGGGCGTTAGGCGTATGACACTTGATATAGAATATGCTGACATGCTTGGATCCAGTCTGAATGTATTTGCAAAAGAGCGGCCGTCCGTTCCGGCCGCCAAGAGGCGAATGAAAGAAATTGAAATACCAGGAAGAGATGGGAAAGTATACCAGGATGATGGCGGTTATGAGCCGACCGAAATCAAGGTAGTATTTAACTTTCGGGATAGGAATGAAGATAAGGTTATTGCCAGATTTCGAAAGATTCAAAGATGGCTTTCGGCAAAGGAATCCAGATTGATTTTTTCGGATGATACAGAGGTGTATTACCGGATTTCAAAAGTCGAAGTTGGAGAACTGGAAAGGACGTCTGGAAGAATCGGAAATTTTACAGCTACATTTCATTCCAGAGATGGCTTGGCTTATGCTGTGGACGGAAGAAAAGAATATTCTTCGGAACAGGTAAAGAAAAACATCTATGGCTTATCGCATCCGGTGTATAAGATCACTGGCGAGGGAAACTGTATCTTGACGGTCAATGGACATCAAATGAAAGCGAACGTGCACAAGAGCCTGATGATTGATACAGACAGAATTCTGGCATATAGCGAGGACGGAACACTACAAAACGCTATGATATCGGGGGAGTATGAAGATATGTATTTGCTATATGGAGATAATGATGTGAGCATTTCACCGGGGTTCGATCTGAAAGTGGTCCCGAATTGGAGGTATGACAATGATTCAAATATATAGTCCGGATAACACGGATTATGAAAAAAACGGAGATATGCCACTGTTTCCATCCAGTGCGGAGATCCATGTGATCCTGAACGGATCCTGGACAGCAGAGCTGACTCATCCGATAGATGAGGAAGGCAGATGGAAATATATCGTAGAAAATGCAGTAGTGAAAATGCCGTCATTCAATGGAGGACAGTTATTCCGGATTGGAAACGTTGAAAAGAAAGATTCAGGAGTGAGTGCAGATCTTACGCCTGTTTTTTTTGACGCGAAAAAGGACTGCTTCCTGATGGATGTACGTCCGACAAATAAAAACGGTCAGGATGCTCTGGATATTATGATGGCATCGAATAAAAAGTATAGTGGAAAATCTGACATTCCAACCATCAGCACTGCTTATTATCAGACCAAAAATCTGATCGAAGCATTATCTGGGAACGATGACAACTCTTTCCTGTCCCGGTGGGGCGGTGAAATTATCTACGATAATTATACAGTATACATTGACCGGCAGGCGGGAAATGATCATGGCGTGCAAGTAATGTACGGCAAAAACATTGCCCAGGATGGATTTTCGGAAAAGATTGATACCAGCAGTGTGATCACGAGAATTGTTCCGAAAGCCTACAATGGCTACATGATGTCTGGGACAGAACAGTGGGTAGATTCACCATTGATTAATAAATATCCAAACATTTCCTATGGAGTCATGACTTTCGAGGATGTAAAAATGGCTGCGGATACATCGGATGATGATGTGGCGAATGGTGTGACGGTATGTAATTCACAAGAGGAACTGAATGCAGCACTGAAAAAGAAGTGTAAGGAACAGTATGATAATGGACTGGATAAGCCAAAGGTTACAATTTCGGCATCGATGGAACTGCTCCAGGACACAGATCTATATAAAGACTTAAAAGATTTGGAGGCAGTATCATTAGGTGATACCGTACACTGTAAACATAGAATGTTGGATATTATCACAGACACAAGAGTTATTGAATTAAAGTGGGATCCGATTAAAGACAAGCTGACAGAGGTGACTCTGGGAGATGTAGAATACAATTTTCTAAGTGAATATGCCAGCACTGTGAATCGAGTAGAGGAAGCAATCCGAGCAGACGGGACTGTAAAAGGTCAACAGGTACAGGGAATTATCAATGGAATAAAAGCACAGCTGAAAGCGATGAGTACCATTGCAGAAAAGCAGTCGGTTCGAGCGGTCCTGTTCGAGGATCTGGATCCGAGTTCTCCAACTTACGGGGCGATGTGTCTTGGTACAATGGGATTTCAGATTGCATCCAGGCGGACGTCAGACGGAAAGGATTGGAACTGGACTACATTCGGGACTGGCGCTGGATTTTATGCAGATTGCATTGTAGTCGGAACGATGCTGGCCGACCGGATCAAGGGAGGAACGTTGACCCTGGGTGGAAAGGATAACGGAAACGGCGTGGCGAAGATTCTGGATGCAAGTGGCAAGGAAATAGTCCGATTAGATAAAGATGGCGTCTATGCAAAAGGAAAATATGTATGTGCCAGCGACGAATATGGTAGGAGCATAGAGATATCCGAAGGGGCTTTCAAGGTTCTTGCGAAAGATGGATCAGTTGCGGGAAGAATGGTGGCGATTTCAAACAATTGGCTGCGAATTGAAGGCGGCACAGGCGCAGTGATTCGTTTGCTTGGCGATTCGAAAACAATCTGTTTGGATTGTAGTACTTTCGAGGTAAATGGAAACACGGGAAAATCAGGTCGAGCAGAGTTCTCAGATGGAAGTTATATAGACTTCCGGAACGGAATCTGTATCGGTGGAAACAGTAAGGAAGGTGGTGCGTTCTAATGGCTGATTTGGCACAGGCAATTCAGAACATGATCGATCTCTGTAACGATGACTCCCACGGCTACGATCAGGGAAGTCGATGGGGACCAGACTATGATTGTAGCTCTTCCATCGTAACATCCCTGCGGAACGCTGGCTTTGACACTGGTGGTGCATCCACAACAAGCAATATGGTTCCGGAGCTGACTGCACGAGGATGGCAGCAGCTCGATCCATCCGTTGAAAAAGAGGCAGGAGATATCCTGATCACGCCCGGAAGTCATACTGCACTGTATATCGGTGATGGACAGCTCGCCGAATTTTCCTCTAATGAACACGGAGGGATAACCGGTGGCCAGACCGGAGATCAGACCGGTCGCGAGGGATGGGTACATAGCTACTACAACTTCCCCTGGACGTATGTATTGCGCTGGCCGGAGGGGATTAATAAATTAACATTATTACGCTGGATTCCAGCGTAGGAGGTGGTTTTTAATGAATAGAATTGTGAGGGAAATCTATCTCATGCGAGATAGAATAAAAGATAAAATCGAAGTCACACAGGGCAGCAATGGCTACCAGATAGAGCTGCACGTGATGGATTTTGAAATTGAGAGTGGAACAACTGCAAAGGCCAGTGTGAAAAAGCCGTCTGGAAAAGAAATCTTGGATGAGGCTGTCGTTGATGTGAAAAACAATAGTCTGATAATTGATCTTGATAAACAGATGACGGCCGAATCAGGGCAAGCTACGCTGCAGGTAGAATTGTCAAAAGATGGGCTAGATGTCTTTTCGTATGCGCATCCGATGATTGTATCAGCATCCAATCTGCCGATCGAGAGCACTACCGGAAGTCCGTTGTTGGACAAATACATCGAAAAAATGAAATATGCAACAGAAAATGCCACAAATATTGCGAATGCTATCGAAGAAAAGGCAGAGAACGGAGAGTTTACGGCGACCATCGAGGTCGGTGAAACAATAACCGGACCGGCAGAGAGTGTGGCCACGGTTGAGAATCTGGGAGATAAGCAGAATGCAATTTTGCAGTTTACTATCCCGAGAGGGAAACAGGGTGAGAGCGGTGTGATGGTACCAACTGCAGGTATGTTTACGCTGAGCGTTGACTCGGAGACGGGAAACATGTATTGCGATTATGTGGGAGACACGGCGCCAGTGTTTGAGTTGGAAGAAAACGGGGATCTGTATTATACGATTCCAGAAGCATAGGAGGGCAAAAAAGTTGAGTAGAATATTAATTGGAAATGTAAGAGACAAGCTTGTAAATAACTTACTGGCGACAAAAGCCGGAACCGGTGCACTGGATGCAGCACAGGGAAAGGTTTTGAAAGATCTGGTGGAGTCAGTGCTTGGACAGCAGGCGGATGCATACAGTAAAAAGACTTATGCGGTAGGAGATTATTGTATCCATGAGAACACGCTGCACAAATGCAGCACTGCGATCGGTAGTGCAGAAGAGTGGACAGCAGGGCACTGGACGAAGACAACGATCGCCGCGGAGCTGAAGAGCATTGTTGGATCTGTGGCAACGGCCAACAATGCGATTACTGAATTAAATGGCAAAACTGCAAAAATCCGCGCAGAAAAGATCATTATCACGGCAGATTCGACCAACGTGACGGACGTAATTGATGCCATCTATTCTCAGATGGCTATATCCGACAATGCCACCGGATGCCGAGTAAATGTAATCGTCAACGAAAAAATCTGGTGGTCTGGATTGGTCTGGACGAACGGCGGAAGTAATGGGAGAATCTGGGGAATGTTATTGAATTTTACCTCAACATCAGCTTGCATTTTTAATAAGGTCAACAAAAGTACCACGCCGACTGTAAAAGAACTCTGATCTTAGCTTTCAAGATGGCAAACTTCAACACCTTTGAATCCATAATAAAGCACGGTAGCTTCTGCATATGGTAAGAAATCAGTAGAATACACATATCTCCCGGTGTTATCAGCACTCCATGTTTTTGATATGGTTGATTGGCTGCTGCTTGTAACTTTTATTGCTCCATTAGCATTGTCGTCGATGTGCGCAGAGACTACCTCGAAGATTGATCCTTTTACATTGTCTCTTCCTATAATAAGCGCATAAACTTTTGCCCATGAATTTGTCGGCATCTTTAAGCGCATAGAGTCAATATTTGTCGCGCCGCCAGCTCGAAACTCAATATTTTCGATTTTGCATTTTCCCAAAAAATCTGTTTTGCCATTTAATTAAGTTATGAATCCTAAAATGCTACAATAAAGCAAAAAGGAGATTGGCATGGAACAGAAGATCATGGAAGTGTTGCGGAAAATGCAGGAACATCTAAAGGAAGACCAGCTGAAGCTATTGAGGGATTGTCTGGAAATGGTGTTGGGTGGCTGTCAGATCACAGAGACTACTGCGGTAAGTGTACCGGAGCGGAACTGGGTGTGTGATCTTGAGGATTTTCTGGTGAGTAAGGCGTTGGAGGGAAAGTCGCCAGAAACCGTGATAAGGTACCGGTACGAGCTCCAACGTCTGTTATCTTACATAGATAAGAGTGTTGCTGATGTGTCAGCAAAGGACATCAGCGGATACCTGCGAGCCTATAAACAGATCCGAAAGATCAGCAATGCAACGCTACGGAATGTCCGGGCGGTGTTCAGTAGTTTCTTTGGGTGGCTTCGAGATCGGGAACGGATCCGGAGAAACCCGATGGTGTTGGTGGAAGATATCAAGGTGGAAAAAGTTATAAAGAAGCCGTACAGCGACGAGGAACGTGAGCGGATGCTGAGAGAGTGTCAGACGCTCCGGGATAAGGCCATGCTTGAGTTCTTATACAGCACGGCTGTCAGAGTTTCGGAGCTGTCCAGTCTGAACCGGAATGATATCCGTTTTTCTTCCAAGGATTTGATTGTATTCGGAAAAGGTAGTAAGGAACGACGGGTATACCTGAATGATCGGACGAACCTGTATATCCGGGAGTACCTAGAAAGTCGAAAAGATAACAATCCGGCATTATTCGTATCCGTGAAAAGTCCACATGAAAGACTGAGTAAGGCTGGGATAGAATACATCATCCGGCAGATCGGGAAGAGAGCGCAGGTTGAGAACGCTCATCCACACCGATTCCGACGGACAGCACTGACCAATGCTCTGAATCGTGGGATGCCATTGCAGGAAGCTATGATCTTGGCAGGACATTCCAAGCCGGAGACAACAATGAGATATTGCACCGTGGATCAGGAGGCAGTTCAGTACCATCATAAAAAATATTTGAGTGCATAAAGTATAGGAGAATAGTGAGTTTGACATCCGGCATAAGTCGGGTGTTTTTGTCATACCTAAACATAAATATGAGCCAATGCGACCGATGCTTTATTAAATGGCAAAATCGGTGGAAGTATACTGCATGGCACCTTAGAAATGCCAGTTGGCGGAACTGCCAATCTAACTTTCGAAAAGGAATTCGCCACAAAGCCATGTATAGTATTTTGTCCGAGCGATAGCACTGCCAGTGTATTAGTTACATGCACATCCATATCATCCAAGGGCGTCACCGTTAAATCAAAAAATTTAGATAGTGGATACCCTTATTCGACTATATACGTTTCTTGGATTGCATTGGGATAAGCATCGTCAAGTTAGAAGAATATATACAGTGCAACAGATGTAATTAACGCAATCTATGCGCGTATGGCCATTGCGGATTATGATGTTGGTTGCCGCGTAAACATAATTGTTAACGAAAAGCTGTGGTGGAGTGGTATTATCTGGACAAACGGAAGCAACAGCGGAAGAATTTGGGGGATATTATTAAACTTCATATCGACATCAGCTTGTATTTTTAACAAAACAAGCAATAGCAATGCACCAACAATAAAAGAGCTTTGAATTATCCTTTATATACGCCGATATCCGTAAATCCTTTGTAGATTATGATGACATTTCCGTATGGTTTAAATCCACCATTACAATGTACGTTCCAATTGCTGCTTTCATCCTTTTCCCAATTTTTTTTGATTTTAGACTGGCTGTTGTACATACATGTTATATTGTTTGGATCATTTACATTTGCAAATACCATTTCCTGTATATAACCATCAGTATTATCAGCACCAACAATGAACGCATATGCTTTACTCCAAGCGTCTTTAGGGAGTCGCAAGTATAAAGAATCCATACCAGATGTGAAAACTATTTGCTTTATATTATACTTTCCAAAATCTAAGGTATCAGTTATTTTGCCATTTAACGAAGCAAGAAAAAATCTGTATCAAAGTGCATGAGAATCATGCCTTTTGCTGCGGATTTTTGCTTTGAAAGGAGGACACATATGGAGATTAGAGCAAGACCGTAACCGGTCTTATTTTTGTGTGTATTTTAATTAGGAAAGGGTTGGAAAATGAAAGAGTTTTTATTTCAGACCTATCTTATTGCCCTGCCGATCTTTTTAACTGCCATTATGGGGTACATAATTTGGCTCCTTCAGGAGCAGAAAAAACAGAAGATCGCAGATACCAAGGAAAGAAATGATCGCATCGCCAAGGAGGCAGAGGAAAGGTTGGCCAACAGCAAGGGTACAATGCTCCTGCTACGAGTACAACTGATCGAGTATCATGACAAGTACATGAAGATCGGAGAGATTCCGTCCTATGCATACCAGAATTTCTGTGAAATGTACGAGGCGTATCATGAATTGGGTGGCAATGGGATGATAACGAAGATGATGCACGAGATTGAAGAGCTGCATCTTAAGAAGAAAGAAAAAGAAAGGTAGGAAAACAACATGGAACAGATAATGAATTATATTAAACCGGAACTGGTAGTTGTAGCAGTGGTGCTGTACTTTGTCGGAATGGCTTTGAAGAAAGCACAGACCGTAGCTGATAAGAATATCCCGTTGATCCTTGGTGGATGTGGAATCGCTTTGTGTGCTGTCTGGGTCTGGGCGAGTTGCCCGATCGGAACCGGTCAGGAAATGGCAATGGCGGTATTCACTTCGATCGTTCAGGGTATTCTAACGGCCGGATTGAGTACGTATGTGAATCAGATTATTAAGCAGGCAGGAAAAGAAGAATAAAACAGCAATATTTTTATGTAAGACGTTGCACGGAAAGGAGAATAAAAATGACAGAGCAGACAATTCAGGAAATCGTAAAGAGTTTCGCTTACGGATATTCTGCCGAGCATGTAGCAGAACTGGAGGAAACAACTCTGGAAGAAATGCAGAAATTCGAGGAAGATCATGCAGCAGAGATTGAACGGAAGAAAGCAGAGTTGAAGGAGGACGGTTGGCTTGAGTAAATTAATCATAGACGTGAGTTATCACAATGGTGTGATCGACTGGAACAAGGTCAAAGCGGCCGGAATCCAGGGCGCAATTATCCGATGCGGATATGGAGACAATATCGCATCCCAGGACGACAAGCAGTTCAAACGCAACGCAGATGAGTGTACACACTTGGGAATTCCGTGGGGTGTGTATATCTATTCATATGCCAAGACCACGGCACAGGCTAAGAGCGAGGCAGCACATGCCCTCAGACTGGTTGCTCCGTATAAAGGCAAGATGTCCTATCCGATCTATTACGATCTGGAACAGCGAGGCACAGAGTCGGTGGCAGTCCAGAACGGAATTGTATTTGGTGATATAATCGAGGCTGCCGGTTACTGGTGCGGCATCTATTCCGGCCAGTATTGGTACCAGAAATATATCGGAAACAGACTGGATCGCTTCACGAAGTGGGTTGCACGGTATTCCAGTCAGAAGCCGGTAGGTATATCCGGATCCTATGACATGTGGCAGTATAGCAGTTCCGGAAGTGTTCCGGGAATTAATGGAAGAGTAGACATGAATGAGGTATACAGAGACTTTCCAAGTGAAATTCTTGGCGGTGGATCTTCCGGCGGAAATGGTCCGAGACAGATTCCAGGCAATCCGATCAACGACATGGGAGTCAAGTACAGAGCCCACTGTCAGACCATTGGAGATTGTGCAGAGGTCCGAGACGGCCAGACTGCAGGTACAACCGGATTCGGAAAGAGGCTTGAAGCCTTGTGGATCAGCTTGGAAGAAGCCGCTCGAAAACTGGGAGTAGAACTGAAGCTGAAAGGCAAGTGCCATATTCAGGGTACTGGTTGGGTAGATCTTGGTTACATTACCAAGGACACCATGATCGGATCCAAGGGAAAGAGCAAGCGGCTTGAAGCAATCATCCTTGAGATCGAAGGACTGCCGGAAGGCTACGAGCTGCAGTATCGGACTCACATCCAGACCATCGGTTGGACTGGTTGGGTAGCTGCCGGATTCGCATCTGGTTCCGTCGGATTCCGAAAAGGCATCGAGGCAATCCAGATCCGGATCGTGAAGAAATAACGGAGTCGTGTTGCATTGCAAAAAAGAAAAACCCGGAAACCCTTGAGTTTCCGGGACATATCTTATCATCTCCGTGTTGCATTTCGTGTTGCATTTTTTCAAAGTGTTTTAGAGCTTTGTTTTCCATAGCTTGTTGAACGTCTGGCAAGGCATGTCTATACACTTCTTTTAAAACTTGATCGTTCCCCCATCCGCCGGCCTGCATAATATATGCATCTGGAATGCCGAGAGCGTGCTGAACAGATGCATTATAATGACGCAAATCATGAAAGCGAAAATGCGGCAATCCGGAATTTTTCAGAATCGTTTTGAAGCGATTTGTGATTTCGTTCGGCGTAACTTCAATACGATCGCTATCTAATTGCTCAAATTTTTTTGCAACAAAGATTGGGACAGTAACATATCGATCACCGGCATATGATTTTGGCGCTTTAATAATCCATTTTGATTCTGTATCCAGAACCATTGTTTTAGATACGTGGATTGTATTGCCATAAAAATCCGCCTTAGAAAGAGCACAAATTTCCCCACGCCTGAGAGCACCAAAAGCAGCAAGCAGAACAGGAAGCTCCATTTTTGTACCTTCAACAGAAGATATTAATTTTTTAATATCTTCATCCGATGGAATGTAAAGGTTTGGGCGGAGCTTTTTTGGAAGCGTCGTTCGAAGATGGAGATCCGGATAAAACCTTCCTAATACCGCCGCTATCAATCCATTCATGTCTCGAATAGATTTCGGAGACATAGAAAAAGCCGCTTGATTAATGTGGCCTTGTATGATGTCTTGATTCATATCTTTTAGCATATAGCTGGCCAATGGACGCAGGCAATTGCGCTGCATACTTCTATATTTTCGGATGCTCGCAGGAGAGAGCACGGCTTCTCGTTCTTCGATATATTTCGTGAGAGCATCATTGAAAGTATAGTTTTCCGGTCTTTTAGCATGATTTTTTCTCTCTGCAAATTCGGCGGCGAGCGCTTCTGCTTTTCGTTTGCCATGTGTTGTAGGATCATCGCAAGTGAAAGATTCGTAAATTCTTTTTTGTTTTTGTCTTCCGGTCTTAGGATCGATGACAGGGGTGCCGCTAGGGTCACAAATGGGTTCGCTGTGGCTGAATACCTGACATCTCCAGGAACCGGAGGGTAATTTTTTTGCTGTTGGCATAATATCATCTCCTCTGAGTTAAAATAAGAAGAACAAACGTTCTGAATTGCGCACTCGTTCCAGAGATGATAAGATATGTACATGGCTAATATCAGTATCTCTTCGGAGTGCTGAGTGAAACATATTGGCGTATGTTTCATCTGGACCGTCTCTGTTGGCGCAGGGGCGGTTTTATTATTTTTCATTGGAATCGTTTAATTTCCGTTGCTCTTTTTCTATTTGTTTGATGCTTTTGGCTGGTGTTGGGAGATCTTCCGGCATGGTACCGCCCAGATCTTGGATTGTTTGGCGAACTTTTTGGCCGACATCAAAATGCGTTTTATTAGCATTTTCTTTTCCTGCGATTTGTTCTCTTCGCAATTTAGCTTCTGTTTGGGTTGCGCGGAAAAGATTTGCCGCTAATTCTTCATATCCCATATGATCGAGGATCTGTTGATTTCCGGCAAGCCCTTTTCTGGCTTTTATATCTTTAGCTTTTAAGCCACCATACAATCCCATATATCCATAGTTCTGAAAAATAGCATAGTCCAAATTGGATTCGACACCGGCATCTTTTGCAGCAGCTACCAGAAGTTTATTATGTTCTGCCATTTCTTTTCGAATGGCTAAACGCTTCTGATCTTCATTTAGTTGTTCATAATTTTCAATCAATTCTTGCTGTCTGGTTTTTACAGCAAAATAGGTTTGACCGAGAGCAATTACTTTTTTACGGGAATCTCCGTTTTGCACGATGAGATAACAGGCATACCTGGAAAGTGCGTAATCTTCAATGGTTCTAGTTCCACCATTAGGCATAGGAGATGTTTTGCCAACATTGGCAAAATGTTCAGAAACGGAAAATCCACTGTTTTTACAGGCGGTCTTAGCCTTTTCGATTACATTGTTAAATCTACGCCATTGAGTGTATTCTAAAGCGATTTGCAAATCCCTTGCATACCAAAATTCCTGTCCATAATCGTTTATGTGCTTAATGGAATCAAAAAGTGATTCACTGTAACTTGTCCGTTCTTCATCGGATAAAGCATTTCCAATAACACGATCATGTAATTCGGTTAATCTGTTTTCAAAATCGTCCATAGTTGCTCCTTTCTCTGTTTGTTTTGCGCCAGCAGGGGCGGTTTTTATTATTTTGATCTAATGTATAGTCTAATTTTGAACTGATTCTTAAACTAATCCTATTAGTAGTTCAAAAATGTGTAAACATTTAGATTAGGATATAATCGCCGAAGCGGTCATATCTTGTTTGACATTTAAAGCACATTATATTGTCATTGTACAGAATATTTTTCGTGAATTTACGGATAATAATTTCATGAAAATATTATTATCTAAAATTATGTATGCAAGAAATCTGTCAGTTCGTCAGCTTGCTATTTTATCCGGCGTGTCCAAGTCTACAATCCAGCAGACGATGAAGGAAGATTCCAACCCGACGATCAGGACGCTGGAGAAGCTGGCGGCAGGACTGAAATGTAAGATCACAGATCTGTTTGATTCAGATTTCAAATAAGTGTCCATTATAGTGGACGATTTTAAAAAGCTCATAAGTTTCCGGCAATTCCGTTGTCTATTTAAGTATAGGAACTGGCAAACTGAACAAATGTTCGAAAAAGATATTGAAATTTTATGGCAAATATACTATTCTAAATACAAGGAATTTCGAACAAATGTTCTTGTTTGGCGCTGGAAATGGAGGGGGCTACATAATGAACGACGAAGAAACACGAAAAGAACTACATGAACTCATCGATCAAATAAAAGATGTCGAAACGATATCTTTTATATATAAAATCGTTGTCAGGTTAGTGGACTAGGCGAAAGCCTAGTCTTTTTCTTTTGTCAGTTCTTCAGCAATTTTCTCCAGGACTTCCCAGTCTTTTTCATCTAATCTGGCCAGTGCCAGTATCAGACGTTCTTTGAAAGAGCCGCTTTCACCTTTAAATAGATCGGTGGTAAGACGGGCTATTTCTTCCTGGCGGTCTAATGGCTGCTCCATAGTGCCTTCGCCATGTAATAACCATTCTTTTCTTATATGATATTTTTCGCAAATATCATCAATTAACAATTCGCTTGGATTTCCAGTCCTTACAAGTTTTGATATATATTGTTGCGATACGTTCAAAGACTCACCGAAAGCGGTTTTACTTTTACCGGAATGTTCTAATACAATGCCGATTCTATCATTAATGGTTTGCATATCGTTTTCCTCCTGTTATTTCGAAGTATAGACTAATTTATTAAAACAGTCAAGATAAAAACACAACTTAGTTGTGAAAAATAGATTGACAACGAAAATGAGCGGTGATAATATACAACTAAGATGTGAAAAGGCACAACAGAAAGTGAGGTGAATGAGATGAAAAAGGAAGTAATTGCAGAAATGAATAATTTTGCAATTAGAGTACTGAAAGGCGAAGGGAGTGCGCATCCGCAAGAAGTGGCTATTTTACCAGAAGTGTTACATATTTTAAAAGCCCTGCCAGAAGATGAGTCTGGCAGGAATGAAGATTAATCTTCAAGCAATTCTGCAAGGGACTGCTTTAACGCTTCTTTTAAAAAGGCATTGTTAATTTCCATAGCATTTTTTATGCGAAGCCAACTATATTCATCAGTAAAAGCGGATGGATATAGCTCTTGCTCAATTTCAGAAGTCCATTTAGAAAATGCAGAGTTAAAGGCAGAATCTACTACAGAATCAATGTTGGCTTTGTCCATTTAGGCACTCCTTTCTTTTCAAACTCGGCTCTGGCGGAGCCTGTAATTACAGGATAGAGGCGAAAGAAGGAGAAGCCAATAAAAGAGTGAGGTGAAAAAAATGAAGAGAGAAGAAGAGTGGAAACCATTTCCAGACCGACATCCTTGGATTCCAACAATTATTTCGATTATCGCGTTAATTGTTGCATACACCAAAGGATAATATCGTCAATTCCGTATCCGTAGGATTTCATGAGAGCTAGAACAGAAATGGTAGTTGTAATGATATAAGGAATCCATTTTTTGCGAGATTCATTTTTTAAATAGCGAAGATAGCCTTTCCCGTCTTCGGTAATGGTATATGAATATTCAGTAAACATTGAATTGATGTCAATTGAATAGACAGAACTATTAATAAAACCAGAATCAAGTAACTGGTTGATGCAACCCTGTGGTAGTTGATGAGTTTCTGGGGGAATAATAGTTCCTTTTTGAAAAAAATATTTTAAAAGTTTGAGTGATGATTGCTCAAAAAGTCAGGTTTTGGTGTCATGAATGTCTCCTTTTAAGTAACTCGGCTCTGGTGGGAGCCTGTAACTAAAGAATAGGAGCGGACAAGATAAAAGTCAATAAAAAGAAAGAGGTGAAACAGGATGTCAGAAAAGGAAAGAAAAATTTTAGAAAAACTTTCAGAAATTGTTCCAAAGATTCCAGATGCGAAGAAAGAACGTCTTTTGTGGATTGCGGAGGGCATGAGCATTGTAAAGGAAGACCAGGAGAAAACAGAAGAGAAGACTGCGTAGAAAGCGAGGCGAGAGAGATGAGTAAAATAGAAGCGGTTGCAATCATAGCACAATTAATAGCATCCTTTGCGAATGCTATTAATTGTGCTTTGTTGGCAATCAGAATAGGGAAATTACAGCAGCAATTGCAGCGACTACAGAGGCGATAGCTGCAATAGAAGAGATAATGAGATTTCTTTTAGAGTCAATCTGTGAAGATTTTTGCATAGTATCAAGACGTTCGCCGATTTTACGTAAAGAAATATCATACGAATCAATTTTATGAGGTTCCATAGACAATCTCCTTTTTAATACTCGGCTCTGGCAGGAGCTTGTAAGAAAAGTATAGGGGATAAAGACAGGAAGATCAATGATGAGAGTTTCTCGCAGAAAGGAGAGTGGATTGTGAGAGAAAAAGAATTTCTTGCGATTATGTCGCTGGTATGGAAGATTCAGGAACAGGTAGGCAATTCCAATGATCTTCCATACATACACGCGGAATTTTCAAATTATAGCAGGATCCTTGTGATCAGAGTGAACTCTGACTATTTTCCTTAAAACCCACGTTTTTGCAGGAGTTTTCATATTCCGTGTTGCATTTCGTGTTGCATTTTTTCAAAGTGTTTTAGAGCTTTGTTTTCCATAGCTTGTTGAACGTCTGGCA